TGGATACGACTGCCTACAAAGAGTTCGTGCCAAGTGACTTGGTTGAGCCAGGCGAAGTCTCTGTGACCTGCTTGATGCCAACCTCAATTGATTTGCCAGTCGTCGCTGCAACGGTTACGGAAACCTGCACCATCACGTTTCCTCTGCGTAAAGTGGCGTCCACAACGACCACCAGCAACGAAACAACCGCCGCGAACATCGCTGGCACTGGATACTTCAAGAGTTTTGCATTTCCAAACTTGCAACTTGGCAACCTCCAAGAAGCAACGTTTGTGTTCAAGTTCGACGGTGGTACGGGCCCAGCCTTTACTAAGTCGGCATAAGTTTACTTTTCCTTGGGCTAAGGATTTGTTATGTACAAGATTGAATTGAAACCTCACAAAGGCATCCAGAGAAGCGTTTTCGGGCCTATTGAAGTTGAGTTTGACCAATGGATGATTTATGCCAACGGTCTACATGTCGGTTACGTTGGAAAGCAACCAGGTGCGCCTATCAACATTTTTGCAGAGTTGAGCAAATCGATGCTGCAAGATTTGAAATCGTGTGTCGAACAGCACATGGGTCAACCAGCACCAATGGCTGTAGCACCAACGGATGAAGAAGTCGCGGAACATCTCCAGGTTATTAGTGAGGAAGAAGACGATGAGTAGTGTGTTGAATCGAGAAGGGCTGTTGCAAAAGACAAAGCGTCGGTACATCGAAGTCGAACTACCAAGTGGCGGCAAAGCGAGACTGCAAAGCCTAAGCGAACTTGAACGAGCTGAGTACAACAGTAGCTTGCTCGATAAGAAGGGTGACATCGACAAATCGAAGCTGACCTTTGGAACCATGCTGCTTCTATGTCGGATGCTAGTTGACGGCGAAGACAAGCGATTGTTCCTCGACCACGAGTATGAACTGCTTGCTTCCATCGACTCGCTCGATATGGAAGTGCTTGGCGAAGAAGCAAGAAAACACGTCGGATTTGACCTTGAGTACCGCAAGGAACTAAGAAAAAAATCCGAACAAGCGCAAGACTAAAGATTGCCGCAGATCTCTGCTTGCGCACAGGTGAACTCGATGTCCTCGGATTTATGGAAACCGTAGACCCGAAGATACTCGATTTCTGGGAGGCTTATGACTCTTTGTATCCAATCAACACGTACGATGACGAGAAGCGTGAATATGCCTCTGTCATTGCGATGATTCAAAGGTTCATGGCATTTTTTGCATCGGCTCATGGCGTTCAAATGGACCTCATGACCGACAATGACTTCCTGCCTAAAAGACTCCGATACAAGATGGAACAGAAGATGGAGTCTGCTAGCCAGGTCGAGGCTAAGGTTTCTGCTGGTTTGCGTTTAATGAAGTGAGACTTGCATGGCAATCATTCAGTATGGCGGAATTCGAATTGACGTGCAGGCTAACACCCAAGGCGTTAAGGCGCTTCGAACCGATATAGCCGCATTGACACGCCTAGTCAACGAATCATCTGGGCCAGCTGGAAAATTTGAAAGAGACTTAAATAGAATCGCGAAGGTGTCAGAGGACGGCGCTGCAAATCAGGAATTGCTAAAGAAAGCAACTGATGCTTCCATCAAAAGGTTTCTGGCAGCCTCGGCAGCAACAGGGAATTACTTGCAAGCACTGCAACATGTCGCTGCGGTAATTCCTGCTGCTGCTGGAAGAATGAAGCAATTAGAAGTCCAATTCTTGCGTCAACAGAAAGCCACTGATGATGCTGCTCAAGCAGAACGGCGACTTGCTGATGCAGAAGCCAATCAAGCACGAGCACTTCAGTACGCACAGGGCATCATTGACCAATACTCCACTAAAGAGCAACGACGTGCAGTTATTGTTCGTCAGTTGACTGCCGACCTTCGTGCAGGCTTGATAACGCAAGAACACTACAATCGTGCCATTGAAGCGTCCAATCGGTTGCAGGCAAAGACTCAAGAACGTGGTGGATTAAAAAGTTTTGCAACTGGAATTTTAGGTGGATTATCGCCTATAGGTGCAATAAGCGCTGGTGCTGCTGGCTTCTTTGCCGGGCAACAAGCATTAGAGTTTACTCAAGAAACAGTTCGCGCATACACCGATTTGCGGAGTTCTCTTATCAAACTTGAGGTTGTTCTTGGTAGTCGCCAAAGAGCAATCGATACTCACCGTCAGTTGCGGCAAATAGCAGTTGCTAGCAGTCAAACATCTGATTCGGTTATGCACGCTGCTGTGACGATGGCACAGTTTGGTGTTTCTTCAGACCAAATCATACCAACCATGCGGAGACTGACAGAAGTATCTGCCGGTAATAGCGAGAAACTCCAATCGCTGGCAATAGCTTATGGGCAGGTAGCTGCCGCTGGCCGTCTGACCGGTCAAGAAACGTTGCAGTTCGTCAACGCTGGTTTCAACCCATTGGCGGAAATTGCAAGAACGACTGGAAAGAACATGGCAGACCTTCGAAAAGAAATGGAGGCTGGCAGAATCAGCGTTCAGATGGTAGCCGATGCCTTCAAGTCAGCAACGGAAGAAGGTGGTAGATTCTTTGGAATGACAGAAAAACTATCGAGTGAGTTGAGCGGTCAACTTGCCAGGACGAAAGATGAATACCTTAAACTCAAGGAGGCACTCGGGGAAACAATATCCCCCGGCGTCGGAACCCTATTCTATCGCCTTGAAAATCTCAGCAAAGACGCAAGAAATATGCTTTTGATCTTTGAGGAACTTCCACGCGCACTGAATCGAGGTGGTGGCGACAGAGAGTTTGCATTCCGCGCACAGGGCCGAGTATTAGGAACAAAAGGCGGATTCATGGACCCGCTTTCCGAAGCTGAAAAGCAAGCTGCGGCGCGAGAGTTTAAAGCACTTCAGGCACAACTAGAGCAAGAGGCTGAGGCAGTTCGAAAAGCACAGGAACAAGAGTTTGCGACTGAGTTTATGAGACAAGGGTTTGTTTCAAAGAGCATTGCGTCAGTTGCCGACTCTTTTGCGAATCAAATTAGTCAATTGGCTTCTTCACTTCCAAAGGTTTCAGACAAATTTACTAAACTGAATCAAAAGGCCGAACAAGCTGCGGAAATGATGACTAGGTTCCGCTCAAGAATGTCGCAGACGGTCTCTGAAGAAGAAAAGTATGCACAATTGATTTCAGAGTTTGCGGATTACGTCAGGTCTGGATTGATTAGCTTTGCAGACGCTAGCAAGAGAATTGCCATGGAAATGCCAAAAAAGGATGCAGCTATCTCAGCAGACCTGCCAAAAGCAGTCTCCATGGGAACACGCGAGGCTTATGAACTCATCAACCGAACACAATCCACGATGCAGTCAAAACAACTCGAAGAACAACGCAAGCAAAGAATGGCACAAGAAGCAGCAAACAAACTCCTTGAGCAATTAAACAAGAAACAAGGCATGGGAATCCTTAACTAATGGCAACACTCGTTGGACAGAAAAAAGGCAAGCAGATTGAAGTCTCAACGGACGGCCAGAGACTCATCTATAAAGCACCTCGAGAATACCTTGTCTATGATGACACTGGCACTGCTGGCGAAGGCGATATCCTGCTGACCGCTGGCTTGCCGTCAGTCAACTTGGCGTATATCTTCGATGGCGTGCCTGCACAGCTTGTCTGCAAGAGCAAATCGGCGCAGCAATGGGAGAATAACAACAAATACTGGACAGTCACTGCGGAATTCGACAATGAGCCGCAGAATACCGAATCTGACACCGGTGGCAATGAAACAGACCCTGGAGACCCGACGACTTGGTACTCGATTATAAAGTTCGACTTCGACAAGACAGAAGAAATTCTATTCAGCGCAGTCAACTTTGCTCTTCGTCCATACTCAAGTCCTTTGACGGCTGAAAAGCTAATTCCGGTTATCAAGTTCACCCAGTACCTGCCGCCAGATATCACCATCTTTGATTTAGCCAACAACTACCACGATGTCTTGAATGACGCACAGTTCTTGAATGCTCCTGCCGGTTATTGGTGCTTGACCATTGCTGATGCAGAGTATGGAGTCACGAACGGATTTACATGCTGGAAAGTCGACTTCGAACTTCGCTACAAACGGCTTTACTTCGAGGATATCGTTAGAGTCTTTGACGGCGATGGAACTGAAATTACCGACCCGTTGTCGCTTTATGCTGGATGGCACATGTACATTCCTCAAATTGACACTATCGACATCAACGAAACTCCTTATTCGGACATCAAAGAAAACAGCGGAGAAGCAGGCAAGATTGACGAAAACGGTGTTTTCTTTACAGACCAAACCGACAACCTGATTCTCAAAAAGCACGAAATAAGGCAATCTGTCGACTTCTCCTTTATCCGCATCCGACAACAATAGGACTCACACATGGCAAATGAAATTCGTATTACCGCAGGCCTTTCTTGCACCAACGGCAACTTGACGTTCAACAAGAGTTACAGTGTCGCGGCAGACCAAACCACGGCGCGAGGCCCAAACCCGGGCACCATCGACGTGACAACCACCGAAGCGACTGTTAGCTTTGGCAGCGTCTCGGCACCACGCTGGGCACTCTTCCGTAACCTCGGCACCAATCCAGTCAACATTGGAGCTGGGACCGCACTGGTATCGTTCATGCAACTCAAGGCTGGCGAACCTGCACTTGTACCACTGGTTCCATCGGTGACCGTTCGAGTGCAAGCAACCACCGGAACAACTCGACTTCAAATTGAGGCGCTTGAAACCTAATGAGCGAGATTCCCTACGGATTCGCGAAACCACTTGCAATCCAGATTCGGAACCTAGTTCGCCAGCAGGGCCAAACTGGCGGAGGGTTCAATAAGAATCTGGAGAATAGGCGCGTTGCCATTGCACTCACGCCAAGCGGTGGAATACCAGCAAGAAGCACGACAACGCCTGGGACGGCAACCATAACGCTGTGCAAGATTGACGGCACCAACGGAATTGTGACAACATCCGTGCAAGAGACAGGCTACAACCTAGACTGCACTTCCATTCCACAAGATTGCTACGTCACCGTCGAACGCGAATACATCTCTGGCGTGTGGATTGTCAATCCGCCACCCATCAGCGATTTAAGGCTCGACGGAAGCAATCTGCAATACAAACGAGGTTGCACATGGACAACATGGACAACCGGAACCGACTGCCCGAGCCCATAACATGACGATACAAATCTTGGGACAAAACATACTGATTCGAGATGGTGTCATTGCGACACATGAGGATTGTTGCTGCGAGGAGCCATGTATCCAATGCCAACCATGCCCGACATGCTGGAGCAGTGAATTGGCACCATGCAATCCACTGGATAGTTTCGACATAACGATATCTGGCGTCACATCGCGTGCCTATACGGATTGCACTACCTGCACATCAGCAAACGCCACCTTTACTCTCGATTTACAAACTTATGGTTGCGGAGTTTTCAACTACCGACGATGGCAATTGCTAACTTGTGTTTCATCTTTTTTTAGGTACACCGTGGATCTAGATGTAAATTTTTTATTTACTACCGAAGAAATACCAATCGTATCAACCACATTAAACCCACTGAAGATATGCAATCCGTATACCGTCAAAAAAGGCCACTATGCAAAAGTCACAATCACAGAGAGGCGTATTTCAAGGTCTGGTGAGTGGTATATTGCTCATGAGTTTTATTATTCGTTCGACAATCATGCCATCAAGGCAGGATGTCCAGATGATCAAGCCTATGGGCTATGCAGCGGACTTTCTTCTGGTGGCATTGCAACCCATGTAGCTGACTTTCGAGGAAGTCCCAGCGCGAGTCCACGCTATGCACCTGATGAGTGTTTTGAGGACTTAGGGCAAATAAATCCTTTGCTCTATATTCCTTTTTGCGATTTCTCCAACGTTCAAGTTCAAATAGGTGCCGTGCAAGTTTCAGTAGGACCATAACGTGAAGCAATTCCACTGCGATAAGTGCAACAAATCACGAGTTTGTGCCGAGACTAGCGAGGCATGGTTCTGCGGTTGCGGTAATCGCACAACTGATTTTACGTTCGTTGAGTTCTCATACGAGTCTTCTACCTACCAAGAAAACCATGCAAAGCAAAGCAAAATCGCTGGCCTAGCCTGTCACCATCGTGGGCCTGCCATCGAAGAACTCGACTGCCAGTGCCAAGGCAAGCCAAAGATTTACTCGTGTGCCGTCCATGGAAAGTGTGTTGTCCGTAAGTTGCCGCGCATGGACCGAGACAAAATCAAAGACTGTCACATCTGCCTCGACTGTGATGACAGAAGCATCTACCAGCCAAACAAGATTGGATTCGCAGTTCAGGTGTTTAATAAAGTCGGCGGAATGGAAACCTGGCTACGTTCGCTGTTCATGAACGTTCATGAACACACCACAGGAATCTACGTCAACTCATCTGGGTTCGCGGATATCGACTGCACAGCCTCAAGCGACGCAGACGCATTGTGCCAACTAGCCGAGTCATCCGACATCGTTCTTTGCTGGGGCTTCGTAGACGGCCTGAGAAAGGCCTTTGAAGCGAAGCCAGACTGTAGGCTTGTCGCGGTTCACCACGGCAGCCTGGCATCGTCGTGGGCCAATGACATCTTCAAGCAGCAACTGGAGATCCTCGGAGACGGAATCGCAGTGAACCAAGATGTGGCCTGGTACTTCGGTGTGCCGTACCTGCCAAATCCAGTCGTTGACCATGGAGTCAGACGAGCTCCAAGAATGCAAGGACCACGGCGAATACTCTGGAACCACCGATGGAGTGGAGAAAAGCGACCCGAGCTTGTGCTAGAAATCTCCAAACACCTGCCATCTGGATACCAAATGCTCATTTCAGCACCGAAACACGCGTCGTTGCCACCGAATTGCACCAATATCGGACAAAACATCGACAATACCGCCCTTTTGGCAGATTCGGACGTATTTCTGAGCACAGCCAGCCAAGAAGCCTTTGGTTACTCTCTGGCGGAAGCAGTGCTAGCCCGAGTGCCGATTGTCTGTGGGCCCTATGGCATTGGAACGCAAGTCGCATCGAAGATTGTCGACTCTGACGACCCAAAGGCCTGGGCAACCGCAATACTTGAAACAGACGACAGGTTTTGCGAGTCGGCCGCACAGTGGCTCGATGCTCATCACGGCAAAACCGCCATGGACAGCTGGAAGAGGTATCTCGAAATCGTTTGAGCGACTCCCATATTTTTGGCACCTCGATAAATCGCGTAGGCTTGCGTACAACAGCGTTTCGCGTTTTTGAGTATTCTGAGTAAGTCTTCGCCACATCGCACGCGAGGCATCGCAATAGGCCGCCAGGATTGAGATTACAAGCAGCCTTCTTAGTGCAAAACATGCAGGAAATGAGCCATGGGGAAATACCACCCGTCCTGGGGAATCGTTTGAGCCGTTTGGCTGACGTTGGTG